CAATCCCACCTCGTCTATCGCCTGGGAGACTTCCTCCCTGGTGGGTTCCGCCCCATCCTCCGTCCGGCTCGATATCCCGGCCTCGCTCAGGCTCTTGGGCTTGCGGGGGTCCTCCTCCTTTGCCGCCTCTCCACCCTGGGCATGGGCAAGGTACTGCATGATCTCCTCCTTGCTCATGGCCTCAAGCTCCTCCTTCTTTGGCTTTTTGCCGCACGGCCACTTGTCATCCTCGGTGCCCTTCTCCTGATCGACAGCGGCGGGGGGCGTCACGGGTGCGGGTGTCTGTTCCGGTACGGGTGGCTCGGGCGGGGTTTCCTTCTTCTCCTCCTCCTCCTTTTTCTTCTCCCCCTTCTTCTCCTTCCCGGCCATCTCCTCCGGAGGTGCTCCTGCACCTGGCGTTTCCTGACCCATCACGGTGTCAAAGATCGCCTGGACCTTCTCAACCAGCTGGGTCATCTGATCTTCCAAGGCGCCAACTCGATTGACGAGTTCAGGTTCCTGGAGTTGCTCCTGCGTCTCCATGTCCTTGCTGTTCGCCTCGGGCCCTTCCTTTCCTGCGTCTTTTTTTTCCAAGATTAATTCCTCCAAATCTCGATATACTGTCTGGAGGGCTGAGTTCTCGGTCAAGCCCGAGTTTCGCAATTTTGCCAGGTGCATATCAAGCCCTGGCATCTGGTCTTTCAGCCCTGTGACTATAAGCTGTTGGATGAGGTCCGGACCCTTTTTCCATAGGGTCGCGCCCTTGAGGTTGAGGTTTCTGATGACACCTCCCTTTAGGGCGAGGTTGTAACGGTACACCTCATCCTTCATGATGATTGGCGATTTTGCGGCGAGTAGATAGGCCAGGTCCTCCGTATATCCCTTTTCGACGAGGGCCTTGGATAAAGTGTCGATGAACTCCTCCATGCCTTTGCGAGTCGCCCAGCCATAGACCCTCGACGTATCGTTTGCTGGGATCGGTGTCACGGCTAACTCGTCGATCATGGCTCTTGTGACATTGGCAAGGTATCCGTTGTATTCCCTCTCCACACTGAAAGGGTCCATCCCAATGCTGAATCCCATGTCAAAGCCAAGCCTTTCCACTTCTTTCCAGACCTCATCAGACATAGGGGAGTCAGAGCGAAATCCGATCGCCACGGGGAACAAGCCATTGCTGGATAATATATCCGATACTCCGAGTACTTTCCCCGCGGGGAACCATTGACCATGGGCCCAAGATAATTCACCTCCGGCACCTCCTTCATCAAGCGGCGTTATGAAATGGGTCAGGGCCTCCCGAAGTGCATCCGGTTGGACGGATTCGTTGAACGTATCAACGGCGGGGGAGTTGGCAATGGCAACAAGGACCCTGTCGTTATACCAGACGTCCTTCGGCCTGACGACCTTTCCTCGATAATCCTTGAACTTGAACTTGTTGTCATAAGGATTGAGGGGCAGTTCGAAGCCCTTCTCCTCGAATAGCTCCCGCACCTCAACCGGCGTTAATGCCAATTTTTGAACCTGTTGCATCACTTGTTCGTACTGGTCCAATCTCACTCCTCCGTTTTACTTGCATGATGACGGAACCGATTGGCAAAGAACTCCCTTATGCCGATCCAGGCTTTTCTCATGAAGCCGACAGGCTTGGTTCCTTTCTTTTTGATCTTGATTGCGACGGGCCAGGCCAGATTCTCATCTCCGAGTTTCTTCCTCGCCCAGGGCTTGAGATCATCTACACGGGGCATATGGGGTCTGGACCCATCCTCGACAGGTGCGGCATGGGCGGCCCGATAAGTAACCGTGACGGCATACTTGTCACCGGTGCCGCTTTCTTTCACCATGCCCGATTTCAGCAAGGTTGAACGAAACACCTTTTTGGCCTGATTGATGTTTTTTCCACTCCTGGCATGAAGCTCATCGCCAGAGTCCCTGAGTGCTAATCTCGCCGCCCGGATTGTCTCCGACTCACTGGGTCGGGACTCCCTATCGACCCAATCCAACAGGTCACGATTGGTTATTTTCATGCCGCCGTCTAATCCGATGGAAAACACCTCGTAATATTACACTTGCAGTTCGGATGGGGTCGCCATCCTCGGGTGTCGCTGGAAAATCTTTTTACAAGACTCTCCAGCTGATCCAGCTCGACGCACCCTCCCAACGACTTAATATGACGATGGATTTTTTTGCAAGTGGGGCACTCAAGTGGACCATACCACTCAACGTAGACTGTCTCACCTGTCGATCTTTGGATGTCAGTCCAGGCTTTCTTTCGGGCCAAATCGACGGCATGAGTAAACTCTGTATTCGCCATCGTCTGGAGCCTTGCCTCGGTTGCCGTGGTTGCGGTATTCCAAAGCTCCTCGACAAACTCCTTGCGGTTGAATACGTCCCTCTGTAAATGATCGCCCACTACGTTCATGATCTGGTTCTGGACGATCTCAGGATAATTCTTCAAGAATGATTTGGTTCCTTTCGAGTCAGCCATGTAGGCCCTCAATGCGGCCTCATCGCTTGCTTTCCACGGTCCTAACGGGAGCTTTTCCTCCGCGTATGCAAGTTCCATGTAGAGCTTGAATATCTTGTCCATTTCCCGCTGGCTGATTCCTTTCCATTCCCGCTGGACTTCCTTTAGCATCCCGCGGAACAGCTTTGACATTTCCCTATGAGTGGGCTTTCGATCTTTCTCCCATTCAAAAGTTTGGATATGTTTCAGGTAAACACCTAACATATCCTCGACGTACTTGGATTCCTCCTTTTTGAGGTCGCTTCGAACCTGGCCTACTTTCCTTGGAATGCCCGATTCCGTTTTCTTCCTGGCCTTCATGAACTTTTCCAGGTCTTGTCGGATTGGTGATGCCTCCACAGTTGTTGTGCACTCTTTTACACATTCGTCGCCCCGCCTGCTGGGATGATAACCGGGCGGGCACTCTTTACTGGAAGGCATCGGGATACGGTCCAGACCTCCCGTTCCATCGCCAGGTCTATCCGCATCGAACTCCGACTGGCCGAAACCCATCGGGCCCATCGGTCCAGGTACATTTCTCATTTGGCCCTCTTTCATGATGTAGTCCTTGCCATCGAATTCAACTTCGCCGCCCATGTTCAAATGAAGCTGTGCAAGTTCGGCCTGGGTCTTTTGGGTTTCGATCCTCTGGTTCTCCCCTTCCTGCCAGACAGATGCTTTGTCGAGTTCAACAGTTTTGAATCCAGTCTGCTTAATAAACCAGGGATACAACCGTCGTTTGGATAAGTTGAGGCTCCCCTCTCCTTTCATCTGGGTAATCGGGATTTGCTTTTCGTCCGAGTGGAGGCCTCCGAGTTCTTGAATGTCAGCAATAAAGGCCGGTGCGATTCCGTAGAATCCACAGATTCCGTTTCGAATCTCCTTCGCCATCTCCGGAAATTCCTTCAAGAGTTCTCCAAGCAGGTTTATGAACTGTACCCCGGAGCCTTTCCCGTCACTACGGCCTGTCAGAAGCGGGATATGTCGATAATCCTTCTCCTCCATCCGGGCCGTGACTTCCGAGTGCCAATCCACGATTTCATCAGGGTTTGATCCGAATACTGCAAGGATTCCATCGGGGGCTTTCTTGTCCAGCAGGGCCCCAGCCTTATGGTTCCTCAGCTCTGCCCAGGTCAATATTTCATAGATAAACGTGACAAGGGGCGGCGTATAATAAAAGAGACCACCACGCCCGGAGTTCCATCTACCCAGATGGAATGTCTCTCCGTCGATGTAGTAATTCTCTACATCGGAACCGCCCTCAGTTTTTGTTGATACCACCCGGACGGGGAGCATCAAGGATCCGCACTCTTTGCACAGCTGGATTTCATCCTTCCGATAATTATCCACCATCTCAACATGCATCGGACAGCGAACCCAGAATGGCTCCAAGTCCTCGGTATACGACCATCGAAACAGGGCCGGATCGCCTCGATAGACCTCCGTGACGAGTCCGCCAACGGGCTTCTGGCCGTATGTTACGCCACTCGGGTAAACGTATCTCTTGACGAGCCATATCCAACCGTTGTTGACCTCATGGCAATCCTGGAGCCATTCCATTTCGACGTCTTCGAAGGTCTGGCCGAACCTATTGCATTTTTCAAGAAGCTCTTGGAGATACAATTCTTCGAGCGGGTCGATTTCTGTCGCGTCCTTTGTCTTGATTATTTCGATTGGATTGGTCCTCAAGACATC